CGGCGGTGGTGGGGGCGGCGGCGGATTTTCTGGCGGTGGTGGGGGCGGTGGCTCCGGAAGTGGTAGCGGCGAAGTTATTTATGCAGGAACAGGTTTTGGATATGACGCGAGAAGCGGAAATTACATAAATGCGAAAACAGGCACCGAAGTTTCAGCTTCTACTATTTCTTCCCGTAATGATTTGGCTAAACTTAAACATTTACATACTGGCGGAATCGTTGAGGGTAGAGAGGGGCAAGAAGTGCCTATTATGGCTCTTGGTGGCGAAATGGTTTTAACCAAAGACGACCAAAGAGAAATATTTAAAGGTACTGGAAAATCGGTAGTAGGTGGCGGCAGTAACGGCTTAATGTCAAATGTTGAGGATGTTGTAAACCGTATGCAGAACGCTCTTTTAGCAGCTTTTGAAATGGCAAATATCAATGTATCCGTTAATAATGTTTTAGAACTTGACGGCGAAACGTTAGCAAGAAACATTAGAAAACCGTTAAATAAAGAAAATTCAAGATTCGGGAGAACTTAATATGACGGAAATGTTATTAATTAATGGGCGACATATCGGCAAAATTGAATCTTTCGGCAGCGAAAAATATACGGAAGAAAGAGAAATGACAACGGTAAGCGGTCGCTTGGTAACGGATATTGTATATGAAAAATATAAATTCAATGTTACTTACCGTTTTTTAACGGATGAGGAATTAACATTTTTAATTAATGCGATAAAAAATAAAGTGTTTACTGCTACATTTTTGGATAAAGAAACGCTCCAAAAAATTAGTCGTCAATGTTATTTATCGCCGCCCAATAATATCCGAATCGGGGACGGTTTCGATATTGAAACGCGATTATGGGACCGTTTAACATTTTCGGCAGTTGCTACCGAAGCGGAATAAGTGATAAAATGCAAACTGTATCCAGTGATTATTTAGAAGTTATTGATAAGCAATTTCGCCGTCGGGTAACGATGAACAGTATTTTATCTTTGGCGAATCCTGCTGATGTTGAAAGAACAAGTTTTGAAAGTGGTTCTCCCGAATCGGTTATTTCAAATCATAATCAACTTTACGACCAAATAACAAAAATGAGCTACGGATGGAACACTTTGGAACCCGACCGCGTTAATTCTTCCGGTGATTTTGTTATTTTTGATTTAGATACTGTCGGGCAATACGGTTTTTGGACGGATGAAATGTGCGATGAATTTGGCATTTTCGCTACGCCGCAAACCATTAAATTGACATATTCCGAAATTTTAAGTTTTAATAATTTAATGGTTTTCTTTGACAATTACGCGAGTGAATACGCTAGTGATTTTGAAATTACTTTTTATGATAATCAAGGCGTATCCGTTTATAATAAACGGATACCGGACAATGATTCCGTTAATTTTTCTTTGGATAATCGCGTTAATTTTGTTTCCGCCATTGAATTGAAAATTTATAAATGGTCTAAACCGTTCCGCCGTGCAAAAGTTTTAGAAATATTGAACGGTTCAATAATTGAGTTTACCGATAACGAAATTGTAGGATATAATTCTATTGATAATTTTTCGATATTGGAAGAAGTGTTTATTGTATCCCAACAGTCGCTTGATATTGAAAATTTACATTCGCGATTTAATCCATTACATACCGAAGGTATTTTTAATCAATTGCAAAATAAACAAATTTTTCAAACGGAATTTAATATTAATGGCGTTACGTTGTCTGCCGGTATTGGTTATTTATGGAATTATGAAAATTACGGCAATATAACTTCATTTAAAATGCGGTCCGTTTATGAATTTATCAACGGTTTATATATCGCTGAATCATACGAAGAAATAACAGCAATGGACTTATTCATTAAATTATTTTCTTTGGCAAATATTACCGAATATTCAATAAGTCCGGAACTTGCCGATATCGTTTTAAATCAATATGTGCCGGAAATGAATTTATCAGATGCGTTTCAATTTGCAGCAAATGCGGCTTCTGCTTATATTTTTATCCAAAAAAGCGGAATTATTACTATTGAATTGATAAGAAATATTTTTACAAATTCGGTTGCCGTTATTGATTTTAATTTTATTTATCCGAATGGAAAATCATATTATCCGCAAATTAACCAAAAAGATTTAATTGATGGTGTTACCGCTAACATTTATAAATATAATGTTGATTCCGAAGCTGTAACGGAACCGCTCGTTACCGATTTGGAAATAAGTTTCCCTGATGACGGTTTTATTTACATTGAATATGGAGCTATTGCAGATTCGGTTACTGCTACTGCTTCTTCCGGTTCTTTTTCGGATGTAGTATATTTTGCTGATAAATTAAAATTATCGGGTTCTGGCGACATTGTTATAAGTATTGAAGGACGTAAAATAACCCAAAATGTTATTAAAAAAACCGTAACAAAAGATAATATTTCATCTATTAAAATTGAAAATATCGCGGTTGTTGATAATCCTTTTATAAATACGATATCAAGAGCTGTCATAATGTCTAATTTAAAATTACAATTAAATGATTATTATACCCAAATTGTATTTAATGATAGGGGGCGCCCCGATTTAGAATTAACGGATTTTATAACTGTTGAAACTGAATATGGTTTTATTAATGGATTAATTACAGAACAGCGATTTAATTGGAATAAATTTTTAACTGGTTACGTTGCTGTTGATTGTAAGAAGAATTAAATATTTAAACGGCATGCATAAATAAAGAGTGTGAATAAAAATGATAGATTGGCTTACAGCTGACGAATTTAAAACGATGTTTCCCAGTACTGAAATATCGGAAGATGATTTTAAAGTTTTCAAAGATTCGGCAACAGAGGACATTAATTTTATAACTTCGGATAAAATTATTAAACTTGGTTTTGATAATTTAGAATCATGGGTACAGCACCGTATCAAGCGAGCTATCGCGTATCAAATTTTATTTTATAATGATAATGGCGGACTTGACGGCATGACGGAAGAAGATTATAATTCGGCTTCGGTCGGTTCTTTTTCTATTTCACAGGGCGGCAGTTCGCCAAATATTTCGCCGTTTATAATAAACGGCAGGCGAGCTCATCCAAAAATTAAAGAACTTCTCATGACAACGAATTTATTAAACGCTGCTGTAAATGGAATTTAAAAAAGGTGTTAAAAATGGCAACCGTAAACGATTACGATTCTTTGGCTCTTGCGCTTCATTATGATTCTATCCATAATGTCAGCAAATCATTGCCGCATAATCCTGCCGCTTCGGGTTGGAATGACATTTCTGGTAATAATAGAAATGGAACGTTTGCCACAAGCGGTTTTGAATGGATTGATGAAAAAGGATTAAGATTCAACGGCGGGCAACGCTTAACATATTCAGCTTCGGGAATAACGATTAACCGAAGTTATACAATGTCGGTTTTATTTAAACCCGTATTTGTTGGCTCATATCCACGTTTATTTGCAGAAAATACATTTCCCACGTTGTATTTAAGAACAAATGATTCTAATTTTACATACGGTGTTTATTCGCATGGTATTGATACCAATTATTTGGACCCGAACGGGCAACCAATTAGACCAATTGAAAACGATTGGAACCACGCTACCGTTGTTTATAATTACGATACAAAAACTTTAAAACTTTATGTAAACGGTTTACTCGTTTCGACAAGAACAAATTTAACAACAACGGCAACGAATCAAAACATAGCTTATTTGGGTGCACGCTCTCAAAATGATAGATTTTTTACAGGTTCGATAAGTACCTTTATGCTATATGAAAGAGCGTTATCCGATACCGAAGTTTTAAATAATTATAAAATCGATTATGAAAGATACGTAGTTGAGCCCGAACCCGAACCGCCAGAACCAATAACGGATACACCTATAAAAGTAATTGAAGGTATGTTTGAAAGTTCCCAAAATGGCTATGAGTGGGACATTTCTATTTTAAAATCTGAATTTTCAGAACGTCCGCCGTTTTTGATATTTTCAGATAATCAGAAAAATCCCCTTTATTTTAATCTCGAAAAAGAAACGGCAACAACATTATTTTATACCGTCCGTTTAAACGTTGTTGCCGGATTAAATGAAGTCTATATTTATGCTGCTGATAGCGATAAAAGCGATGAACGAAAAACATTTACAGAATTTACATCTTTTGCAAATGGGTTGCCGTGGGGTTGGCAAACAGCACCACACAGCGGCACATTATCAAGCCAAAATGATTTTAATAGTTTACAATGGGTTAATAATTTGGGTACTTTTTGGTTTGCAGAAAACGGATTTTTAAGACATCAAGGTGGCGATTCCTTTTTAAGACCGCCTTTGCGCATGACGGAAGAAAGCAAGGGATTTACTTATGAATCGTTATTAGAATGTTTACCACATAACACTTATTGGATTTTTGGTTTCGGTTCACGCAATACCAGTGCCGGAAATCATGCAGACGGTATTAATTGTAGAGATGCCTCAATGAGTGAGGTTTTTAATGCCATTAATGCCGTTTCATTTGGAAATTTCAATATTGAATCAACCCTTACAAAATTTGTTGCAGGTTTTTCCGTTTATGAAAACTCCGGAAAAGCGTATTTAATAAGAGAATCAACTTATACAAAATTCCAAAGTAACGAAGGCGTAAGAACTAATGACATTTCCCAAACGCGATTTTCTTTAAAATATTGGGGCGGTTATCAACAATCGCGTTGGTATTGGATGAGAAAAAGGCATAACCCGATACCGAACACGTTTATTATTAAAGATTATGAGCCCCCGATTCCCGAATAGGATTTTATACCAATCCGTTTTTGGACTGGCACAAGAACCGATTATGTGAATGCGGAAGATTATAATAGAATTTCCAATAACATAGCCATAGTTAATGAAATTTATTCACGCCTCGGATATGTCGGCGAGCTCCGACCAATGCGATGCGATTGGGATATATACCCCCTATGCATGACTTTTAAACAGTATTGGGCGAATATGCGCTTAAACATACAGGACCTTTACTTAATGTTTCCGTATGCTAAAATTTTTCCAAACGCTCCCCTGTATCCGTTATTTAATCCGCCTGGGGTTTTAAATCCTGTGGAAAGATTAACGGCAGACTTATTAAACGCTATGGAAATTACGCTTAAAAATTTATATGAATTTTCAATATCATTTGACCGCTTACCGATTTTACTTACAGAAAACCGTATGCGTCAAAGAATTGTTAGGAAGTGAAATAAAATGACAGATAGCTATAATAACCGATTTCAAGATGAAATATTATCGCCTGCTGAGCCAATATATGATATAAAAAAAGTATCGGATAACAGCATAATTTTAGAAGATATTCAATTATTGCTTAAAAACACTATCGTGCAAGAGGGCAATTTTTTGAATGCAGCTGTCATGAATAATATTCTTGGTCGCATTAATGCAAATTCTAAAAATTTAGCTTCGGTAATGTTAATTGTAAATAGTATGCGTCGCATACAATCCTCCGGTACGGATAATCTTGAAATAACAGGAATCAATGACGAAACCGATTTATTTATGAAAAACAATCATTCAGATTTTGGAATTTTAGCAGCAAACGTATCAGCAGGTATAAATCAAATTAAAATAATTAACGCTAGCGGTTTTAGATTTAATTCTTCATTTGATATTAATGTTCAAAGCTCTAATTCTTTTAATCAAGTATCAGTAAAAGTTGGGAATTTTATTGCATTAAATAAAGCTGTTATTGATGTTATAAATAATGCTTTAAACAGAAGCATTCAATGGTGTTATGGAAAAATAGGTGTTAATTCAATATTGGAAGGCGGTATTTCAACTGACCAAACTACAACTGAAAAATTAAATTTAATAAATCTTTTAACAAATACGAACGTCCAAGTTTTTCCAATACCAAGATATGTCGCTATTAGAATTTATGATGAAGAGGATAAATGTGCATACGCATTAGGGTTTATTTATAACCAATATAATAACGCAGTTATGTGGAAAACAAATCAAATATCTGAAAATCAAACGTCATTCACAAATACGCAAATAGCAACGCTTAATGGTTTTGGGTTAAATAACAATTTTTCGGATTATTCAAACTCCGCACAGGCTTTTTATAATATTTTTCCTTTAAAACCGAAAGGTGTCAAAGCAGCTTATAATTTCGCTCTTGATATAACGCAAGCGTCAACGGGATGGGCGGTTTGGTCGTGGGATAATAATTATACAACATTTACAAAAACATCATTAGCGATTAGGACAACAACACAAAACCAATCTCATTTTAAAGGTTTTATAAAAGTATCGACTAATTATATCGCTTGTATTGAGGGAATTTTATACAAATTCAAATCGCTTGCAAATGGAAAATTAGATGTATCTTCGCCGTATGAAATTTTGACAATTCCATTTTTAAACGGTCGAACGATTAATAATATTTCTTTAACTGACAATGTTGCATTTATATATGGTACAAATTCGTTATTAGCTTACTCTTTGGATGGTGTAAATTGGACGGAAATCATAATGAATAACGATTCGTTAAAAAATACAAACTATTTTACTGGAATATATGTAATTGAAGATAATTCAATTTATGTGTCTACTCAACATCCTACGCAATCATCAAGGCAACAAATTTTTAAATATGAATCTTTCAATCCCGAAAATTTCAAAAATAAAAAATATGTTTTAAATACCGAACCCGTTTTAATTAATTCGGTTTCGTTGGTTGCAAATGACATTATTTTAGGCCTGAATTCGTCATTATTGCAAAATCATACGCAAGGGGAATTATTAAGAAGAACGAATAATTCAACGATTCCGCCGAACTCGAAAGTAAATGTAACCGTTGAAATTGAAAATTTATTTTCGCATAACGCCGTCGTTTTATTCCCGCAATTCACGAATTTACAAAATGTATCAATCGACGCAGAAATTTCACATCGGAATAATATTAATGAATTGGAAAATTTTGAAAATATTCCGCTTGTTCACGAAATAGAATTAAATGCAGATTGGCGCGAACAAACATATTATCTTAATTTTCCAAATGAATCTTCTATTTTCGCGGCTTCATTTACGGTTACAAATAATAATGAATTTGCAATAGAATTGTTTCAATTGATAGCGATTTTATACGATGAAATTTATGATACAGGGGTATAAAAATGGTCGATTTTCTTGGAAAACCTAAAATGAAAAATAATTTTTTAAGAAAAGGAATAGGCTCCGCTGTTAGTGAAAATGAAATTTTCCAATACGCAGTGGATAATATTATTTATAAATCCAAAAATGATATTATTTTAAGCGAACATTATAATCCGATTCAGGCGAAAGGTTTATTTGAAAAATACAAAAAATCATTAGCGGAATCCGCTAATATTCCTTTGCATTATTCATTATTAAATAAATTATTTCCAGAATCGTTAATGAGAAAATGATTTTCTTTTAATCCGTTTATTATAAACGGATTCTTTTTTATATTCGCTATATTTATATATATACTTTTTTCGCTGTTACTCTACATTAACAGATAAAAATTTATGCACAGAAACATAGTATTTATATACTAAAATGTAAAGTTTATGAAGTGCATAAAGTTTATATAGTTTAAACGCTTTATTCTAATTGTTGAGAAATCAACAGGAAATAAAATCATGACAAAATACAGCGAATCAATGACAGTAGCCGAAGTTGAAAACCATTTGAACAGAATTACAAACGATTATTCCGTTTCATATTCCGAAGCAAGAGATATGTTTATTGGAATGGAAATGGATATTTAAGGAGCGGTCGCAATGAAAATCCAAAAAGGAACAATCGGATACCGAGCAGCTATATTAAAAACTTTAACCGCTGACGAAAAGCAAGAATATGATAATCTCCAAAAAGAGATAATCGGAATGAGTAAACCCGAAAATATGAAAAAAGGATATATGACTGCCGGCGGCAGATATTTAACAGCGTCAGAAGCTTACAAATATTTAACGGACCGCGAACATGAAATTGAACAAATCGCTGAAAAACGATATGAGGAGATGATTTAAATGAAGTTTTCAAAATCAAAAATGATTGCCCGATTAATTAAAGAAGGGAAAAGAGAATCGATAACGGACGAAGTCCTTAAAATCATGGATGATTTGGACGGTCAAGAAGCCGTTATAAGCAAATGGGATAAAATGATATACGGGCGAATTAGTTTAGTATGTACAGGAAAAAGCGGAACTGTTCAGCCTGTACATTCCGATGATACGGAGCCATGATTTGAATGAAAATCATTAATTTTTTGGTTGGAAAAGAACCGTCAGTTATTGAAATTGACGGCGATTTAAAATCTATGCAAGCTACCGTAGGCGGTTATATCCAAGCCGTATATATAAATCATCCTTTCGTTATCGTTTGCGATGAAGAAGGATTATTAAAACAAAAATGGCATAATCGAACAATCCCTATCAGAGGACAGACTTTTGGTATTCCGATTCATGGCGATTTTTTTATTTGTAAAATCGATATTGAAAACGAATTTACAGGAATTGATTTGGAAATTACGGCAACGGCTGACGAAATCAGAAAATATTTAAAAGAAAACGATGTTTATTTTACTGCTCTTACAGAATCGTATGCGGCAAAAGTAGAAAAGGAGATGAAAAAATGAATGAAAAAAAATATTACAGTACGGGCGAAGTTGTAACAGCCCTTGACGGTTTAATAAGTCAAGGGCATTTAATTTTATTATGTCATCAAGGCAAAATAAAAGCGGTTCGGCGTAACGAAAAAGGGGCGCATTTTAAAATCCCTGCCGATGAATTGGAACGATTAAAAAAAGAATATGGAGTTTAAAAAATGTCTGGGCTTAACGCTTTTCAATATATGGGCAGTAAATTAAATACGCTGCCTTTCCTGTATCGGAATTTTCCAAAAAATTACCAAAAAATGCATTTCGTTGATGTGTTCGGCGGTTCCGGAGTTGTAACATTTAATAAGCCGCTGTCGGCTTTGGAAACCTACAACGATTTAAATTCAAATGTGGTTCGCTTCTTTACGATTTTAAGAGAAGATTACGAAACCGCAATAAACGCTATCGGATACACGCCTTTTAATAGGGAAGAATACGATATAGCGGCAAAAACATTATCGGGGGGGGGCGGTACAGAATTAAGCGATTCAGACTTTGCCCGCTATTGGTATCTGCTTTTTAATGGTTCTTTTAACGGTAGCATTGAACAAGGCGGCAGTTTTAAAACAATCATCGACCCGAACGGAGCGAATCCTGCCGTTAATTATTTTAACAAACAAAAGAAGTTAAAAGAAATTTCAAAACGGTTATCAGCTGTTCAAATTGAAAATAAACCTTATTCGTATATTTTGCAAAAATACGATAGGGAAAGTACTTTTTTTTATTGCGACCCTCCTTATGTTTTGGAAACGCGAACGGATAAAACGATTTATAAAAGATTCGATTTCACCGACAACGACCAAAAGAGATTTTTGAAACAAGTAAAAGCATTATCGGGCAAAGTCATGGTTTCAAATTATGATAATGATTTATACAACGATTCGTTATTGGATGACGGTTGGAGAAAATTGGCAGATAAAGAAAAAGTTATTGCCAGCTCAAAATTAAGGCGGTCGCAATCCGAAATAATCTATGTGAATTATTAATGAGGCGTTGCAAGAACTGACCTGTTTTCAATTAAAAAAGGTTTGGTATAGAAAAATATACCAAACTTAAAAAACGTCCCAAAACTTGAAATATCAACGATTTTGAAATATTAATTTTATTTATAACCGACTAATTCTTTTTTTAATTGACCGTTAGCGATTTCTTCAAGTGTTAAATTTGTTTCACATTCTTCGCTATCGTAATTATAAATAAATATTGTCGGTAAAGTTCGCTCATTATCGTTTTCATATTCAAGTTTATTAAATCGTTTAATTCGGCAATTTGTCATAAAATAGTCAAGTTCGCCGATTTCGTTTATTAATTGAGCTGCCAAATATTCAATGCGGGCAACCCTTTCGCTTTTTGTTATTTTATAATTCTCTTTTGGCATATTGTATTCCTCATTCATTTAAAAAATTATCAACCGCAGGCGTTCCAAAATTACTCAATGATGAATTTTTAAAATCCCGAACATCCCGCTTTTCATGTTTTCTATTTGTTTTGCTTAGTGTTCCCACCGTCTTTTTTGGTTGTTTTAATTCATCTAACATTTTATTAGCTTCATCAATGTAAAATTTCCGGTCTAACCATTCGGGCGGCTTCATATCGATTATATTTTCATTTATAATTTTAACCATTCGCGGGAGCGTTTGAATTTTTGTATGTGTTTTTTGTCCCTCTCGCCCCTTTTTGATTTCTTCATAATCGTTTGAATCTTTTGTGATAAAAACCCTTAAAATTTTATTTGGTAAATGTTCGCCTGTTCTCATATTTATAAAATAATCATAAGCCCCGATATCTAAAATTCTTTGAAATAGTCTTAAATCTGTACAGCTGTTAATGGTTTCTTCAATCGGGATTCCATTAATAATATATTCATAAACGCTCTCGCTAATGATTTTTTGTTCGCAATCTAATTTTTTTGGCGCTTTATAAATTCCCTTGCGTTTGATTTTTCCGTTTTCATTCCAAATATAGTTATTAACATCTCTTTGATAACATTCGATAACGGGCGAATTTGTTAATTTAAAACCCGTTCGTTCTTCCCATTCTCTGCATGCTGATTCTATTTTTTCAATATCGGCAGCGGTATATGGTTTAATCGCTATTCCGTCCGTATTTATATTTATGAGTTCGCCAAAATCTTCAATTTTTTCAATTAAATCCAAAATGAACAGCTGACCCAAAACACAAATGCGGCGACCCTGCCGCCTATCTGTTAAATTTGAACCCTCGAAAATAAAGGCGCCGTATGTCGAATTTAAAACGATTTTAAGCGGATATTCCAATGGGTGTTTTTGAATTTTATATCCTACTCGCCTGCTTATGATTTCGCGATATAAAATTAATCCTTCATCATCGACAGACCGCGAAAACGCGTATCGGGTGGCGATTTCTGGGTAATATGTCGTAGCGTCCATATCCATTATCGCCATGTCATCGTCATTCGCTTTTTTCCAATAATACGGTTTTTCCAAAGAATGAGCGCCGCCCCATGCGACATTAAATATTAAATTCTGAATCCTAATCGCTAGCGAGGGATTAGTATATTTGCCGTTAGGGTTTAAATAAGGGTGTGATTTTTGCGATAAAAACCATTCCGGGACCTGTTTATATTTTTCTATTTTCAAGTTCGGCGGCAGTTCGATATTATATTCATCGTCCGCGTCAAATTCTTGTTTTTTCGCTTTTAAAATTTTTGCCGTTAATTGAGCTTTTGTTTTTCCGTAATCGGCAAAATCTAAATCAAATTCTTCAATTAATAAACCGTGTGCGTCAAAGTCATATTTTAATTCATCGAATACCATTCTTAAATTTTCAATATCGGCAAAACAATAATTAATAAATTCTTTTAAATCGTTATCGGATAATACACCTTCAAAATCAAATGATATATTACTTTCATGAATAGCTACGCCTGCTGACGCTTCCAATCGTTTTAATTTTTTTGGTGGTGTCGGCATTGCGTCATAAAAATTTAAATCGGGTGTATCAATCCCTTGAAAAATAGTCCACCCCTTACGCTTTTCTTTAATGATTGCATCCGATACTGATTTCGGCGATAGTCCTGCCTGTAACGCTTTTAAAATCCATTGGTCATATTCGCGGATATTATAACCAATAAAAAGATATTCCCGATATTGATTTAAAAATTTCATTAATCCTTTACGGTCATTATGGAAATGCACGCGTTCGCCTGTTTCTGAAAATATAAAACACGCCAGCCAATGACGTTTTAAAACTTCCGTATCTACAAAAATCAAAGTCGGATTCATTAATTATCCCTCAAAAAAGTAAAAAATAAGCCGTTTATTATAAACGGCTTATTCTGTGAAAATTTGTTTTTCAAGTTCAGCAATGTCGCTTAATTGCTTTTCAGCAAGCCCATAAGCATAAATGTTTGAATAAATATCGCCGGTCTTTTCGTTCTCGGTTTCAGTCTTTTCAATCAAATACATAACGCCGTATGTGTATTCTTTGGTTTTTTTGTCTTTGAATGTTGAAAAAGCGTCATTGAGAGCAATACAATCTTCATCAATGTTATCAACACCGGCAAAATTAAATCCCTTGGTACGGATAAATTCAGCTTTATTTTGAGCTGCCCAAAAACTCGGTATCAGGCGGTTCAAATTGTAATAAAACATTTGAATGTTTTTCTTTATACGTTTTTTATCATCATCGTTATCTTCCGATAGCTTTTTATCATAAATCGTATAAAGTTGATTATCAAGCTTACCATAAAATAAACCGTCGCCGCTTACGCTTTGCTGAATCTGCCAAACAATTTTAGCATAAATATTGCCTTTCGTTTTTTCGCTTTGGCTTTCAAAAGTTTTCACTTCAAAAAGCGTAGCAACATATTGGTCCGGTGGCAACGGCTCATTAAATAAATCGAATCCGTTGCGTTTGTCGTTGTAATTGTCCCAATCGTTGATTTCATCATTTAAATTTTCGTATGTCATTTAAATTACTCCTCTTGCTTTTTATTTTTGATTTTCCATGCTTTTAAAAGACGGCTGTCAATATCGCTTTCGGGAATAGACCATTTTTCAGAAAATTCCGGCTTAAAAGCGTTAGGGAAAGCCCCTTTTTTGATAAGTCGATAAATCCATATCGGCTGATTGTTGTAAATTTCTGCTACTGTTTTTACATCATATAAAATTTCAGAATCGGCAGACATTAATCATTTCTCCTTCTCGGCGGCTTAGGTGCTGCCGTTTTCGATTCTTCCGCTGTGGGTTCAGCTGTCGGCATTTTTAATTCCGTGCCTTGGTCCGGTGCTTTTGATTCTTCTGGCGCATATTGTTCTTCGCTGTAAGATTCAATGCCGGCAGGTGTAGCTGTTGCGGTTCTTCTTGGTGTTGCCTTTGGCTTTTCGGTGTCGGATTGTCGGATTACGTCAGGCGTTGATTTGGGAACATCTGACGGCTTTTTTTCTTCCGGTGTAGGTTTAACTGGCTCGGATTGTTCGGGTTTGTCCTGGGTCGTTGGTGCAACGTTTGAATCATTTTGGATATCATCATTATCTTTCAAATTCAATTTCGCATCTTTATCTTCCGCGACCAATCCCAAAATAGATAAAACGCCGTAGCGGCGAGCGTATGAAACAGCCGCGCCATAATCCTGTGGGGTGTATTCTTCAAAAATAACAAAGTCTTCCATAACGGGTTTTCCTTTGTCATCTCGGATAAATTTATCGTTTTCATCTCGTAACGCTTTTGATTTTGTACGGACCGTTTTATTTAACGGAATCGTCATCATGCATTCCATCCATTGCCCTGTTTCAGCGTGTATGATTAATGTAGAAACGGCAGCGGTGGACTTATCGCTTCTAAATTCGCCATTATCGCCGCCAAAAGTGAGCAGTAAACCGTTTTTAATTAAATGCGGTTTAACAAAATCAAGCACGGCTTCAAGGTTTGCATAATAATAATTGTATCCTTTCGCTCCCTTGCTTAGGATTTCGGGGCTTTCATGGATACTTTTCTGTACTTCCAATAGCGATTTGTATAATTCGGTATTTTCCATTTTTCCCATTTTCATATCGGGGTATCTCCTTAAAATTCTTTTTTCATTTGTCGTATTCAAAATAAAATTTGGGGGCATAAATCCCCCTCATTTCTTCTTTGCCGCTTTCGCTTTTTCTTCGGCTTGCAACTTTTCGTAAAGTTTGGAATCGTGAACGAATGACATATAATAAGGCTGAGAATTGAACCATTCAATAGATTCTTTTACAACCTCGGCGGATGTTCTGCCGTCTGTTTTCGCTGTGTCAAAGTCGCTGGCAAGTGTTTCGACGATTTGCCCAAAAATTGTCATAAGTGAAGTATCGGATTCATTTTCCATAGCGGGAGAATCAAGCCAAAGTTCGGTAAGTCCCATAAGGACCTGGGCAAACTGATTTGCTTTTAATCCTTTTTCGACAGGTTCCGGAGCTTCTGCTTCTTCTTCATCGTCATCAATTTCTTGGTTTGTCGCTGTTTCTTTGCCTTTTTCTTCGGCTTTTTTAATCATGGCTTCCATTTTCTTTACCAAATCGTCATCGGAAGCGCCTTTTAAGGATTCTTCCCGAATCATGGTAATAACGGCGGTGGGCGTAATCTTTCCTTCAATGACTTTGCTTTTTACATCTTCGGGAGCCGTTGCCAATTTAATAGCGTCAGAAATATAGGTGTGGCTCTTACCGATTTTTTTGGAAAGCGTCATTACTGTAAATGTTTTTTCAATGTTGATTAAACGATTCCAAGCGTCGCCCAATTCCATTTTCGTAAGCGGCTTGGAGTGTCCGCCGGTAATCATCATTTCAAAAAAGCGGTCGGTCCATGTTGTTTTTTCTTCTCGGATAATGATTTCAACAGATTCAATATTTGCGCCTGCGTCTGCATTTTCCGCTCTTCGTTTGTTCAAAAATGAAACGGCTTTTAAACGGCGGTGCCCGTCAATTAAAACGAGTTTGTTAAAAAGCGGTTTTGTGGTGTCGGTTTCCAAAAATACCGTAATCGGCTGATAAATTCCGTTTTCTTTGATACTGTCGCAAAGTTCAAAGAATGTTCCGTCATGTTCGCCGTAATCGATTCTTGCATTGAAACCGTCTTCGACAAATAAATCGGTAACAGGCACATTCATAACTTGATTATAGGCAATTTCGTATGCCGGAGGTTCATTTGCTGAAAAGTCTTGGACGGATTCAGCGGCTTCTGTTTTGGGTTTGGTTGTTGCTTTTGTTTTGGGGGTTGCCTTTTTGGTTTCGGTCGCCGCTGTTTCTGGGACCTCCAATTCGGTGCCGGCTGTTGTGGGTGTGGTTGTTTCTTCGGTGGGTTTATTCTTTTTTACGGGTGGCATTTATTTGTATCTCCTATTATCGATTTTAATTTGATTGTCTTAATTTTAGTTTTAAGACATGATTATAAAATACATTTAAACTATATAAAGTTTATCGAATGTCAATAAATTACGATTTTATCATATAAAATCAATCCGTTTATAATAAACGGCTGTCAATGTTGCGCGGGCGATTGATATCTTTTTTCATCATTTCATAATCTTTTTCAAATTCAATTTTAAAAGCGGCTAGCGTTGCCTCATTTACGGAATAAGTAAATGCAAAAGCGTGCTTCCATAACGCTAATTTTTTGGATTGCAATTTAGTCGGTTCTTCCGTTCCTTTTTTTACTTCAATTGCCAAAAAATTACCTAGCATTGAACCGATTATATCGGGTTCGCCGCGTCGCGAATATTGCGACATGGAATTGAATTTAACGGCACGGCAGCGCGGAAACGCATTTAAAAATTTTAAAATTTCCGTTTGTATTTCCTGTTCTTTTCTCATCGTTTCGCCTGATAATGTTTATAATGTTTTAAGCCATTTTTTCTTACTGTTAAAGGTGTTCGCCTGCGAGCGAAAATTAAATAATTCCCGAATTTTAATAATAAGGGAAAATCATTTTTTTGAATCATTTAAGCCGCCTCCGGCTTCCGTTTTTCTTTGGTTTGATTTTCTTTTTTGGAAATGAATTGACAATTTGACGGCTCATAATTTCCGTATGGGTTGATTCTATCTAATTGTAAATCGGTATTAGCAGCGTCATACCCCCCAAATTCTTCTGCCCATTTCCAAAAAGGGATAAAATCATAACGCCATTCATCGCAAACCTTTATGCCCTTTGCTCCGTATATCGCATAGTTTTGCTTGTCGCCTGGGTTGTGGCAACGTTGTTTTATGTGTTTCCAAATGGAATAAAGGCGCGTTCCGCTTTGCCCATGTGTTCGGGCTTTGGAATCGCAACATTTACGGCAAATAATATTTAAATCGCCATTGGGATAACGATTTTGCCAATATTTGCGTTTAACGTGCCTATCTGTTTCACATTGCGGGCAATATAATTTAATAAAAATATTTTCCTCTGCTGTTGATTTAGTCATTTAAATTAGCTCCTATCCGTTTATTATAAACGGCGTAATTAAACAGATTCGCTTGCTATGTATTTTTTATACATATCGTCATTAAAATCTTTTCCATTATCTAACGCCGCTTTTATAGCGCCGTCTATGGAATTTTCACATTCCAAAAGATAATAAAAACAGGTTCGTTGCTGTCCGATTCTGTGCGTGCGTCCAAAGCTTTGGTCGTAAAGTTCAAAAGAATCCGTCAATTCAAAATAAACGGTATGCCGTGCTTGATATAAATCTAAACCTCTTGCGCCTGCTTGATATTGTACAAAGATTATGCCGTTCTCGTTTTCATCGAATTTTTGACGCGTTTTTATTTGTCCGTTAATTATCGATGTCGGGCGATTCAATGATTTTAAAGCGTCTGCCATACGCATAAAGCTTTCATGATATTGATAAAAAATAACTATGCGGTCCTCTGTCGATTCTACTAAATCAGCAAGGGCAGACAGTTTATTTTTATTGTATGAACTTGTTAAATGGCGTTCGCCGTGTCGCTGCGCCATAATTGTATCGCCCATAATTTCAATTTCATCTTTGCCGCTTTTGATTGTAATAATTTTATCTTTTTTAAATTGTTTATATTCCGGTATCGGCGGCACCGTTATTATTTGGAGAGCTTCCACAGGCGGTATATTTTCAAGTTCAGGCGACATTAAAAGCGCGTCATCATAAGACATTGTAATTTGCCCTAAGTTGCGGAATAGCGATTTTAATTCATCAATATTTTGATAGCCTACAATTTTCTGAAACGGGCGACTTAATTTTCCGCCAAAAGATTCTAATGTCCATTTGCAATATTTATTCATAAAATCTTTTTTCGTTATCGGATGACCTAATAAAATTAAATGGCTTATCGATTCTTCCCATTTATTAAACGGTGTGCCGCTCAATAAAATTTTATATTTCGGCAGCAGGTTTAATACAAATTTTGTGCGTTTGGCTGACATCGTTTTTATCATTTGTGATTCATCGACAATTAAAATAAATTCATTATCGGGAAACATTTTTTTTAATTGTGTTTCGCGGCGTGGTGCTGTATCAATCGACATTACCAAAAAAGAAATCGAATAAAGGCGACATTTTTGCCGCCAATCTTCAATTTTGGATGCTTGACATAAAACCAAAACTTTCAAATTCGGTTCTGCCGTTGTCAATTTTTCAGCACGGGTTAAACTGATATCTGTTTTGCCTAATCCGAGCCCGACTGTATAAAGATTATTTCGGTAGCGGTCGCCTTCTTCTACTAACTGTTTTTGATGATTATACAAACTGACCCTTGCTAGCGTTTTCATTTTAACCCTCTCGCTGTCGGTATTAAATTTTGTTTGTAAAATCTTTGCAGCTGATACCGTATTTTACAGCGAGGCAATCAATTGATATTTTTTCGTTAGCAGTCAATGACCCAAATTCTTTTGTTGCCATTTTGTAAATAAAATCGCATTCATTTCTTGGATAAACCGCTTCCGGCAACATGAATTTTTGGTACAGCATATTTAATAATTTAAAATAATGTGCTGTTTCAGAATTTGGCTGTAAAATCCGATTGCAGCGGTACTCTTTTTCTTGCACATTTTTAATCATGCCGTCAGCAATCGTTTTTTTAGCTCTTTCGTAACATTCATTTGCTTGTTTTGCAATCGGGTCTTCTGATTCGTTTTCTTCTCCAAGAATAACGACAAAGAAACCGTCTGTATCGGATTTTATCGGTTTTTCGGTTATCATTGTTTTTACAGAATGTCCATATTCTACATTCTTTTTCCATTTTCGGAGTTGCTCGCATTCGTTTGTAAGATTTTTGTAATAGTCTTCCAAATCTTTATTTTGAGATTTTAAAACGCGGTTGTCATCTTCCAATTTTTCAATTTTTTCCGACATTGAAAGATATTTACTATTGAGTGATTTTTTTAAATCAAACAATTCATCATACTCATTTGATTTTTTTTCTAACTGATATTTTAAATTTTCGTATTCAACGGACCGTTTTTCAATCAAGGCGTTTTGTTCGTTCAGTCGCCCGCGTACGCTGTCGCACGTTTTGCGAGTTTCGCGAAGTTTAACCGACAGCATTAAATTATCATCAGCGAGCGCTTTATTTTTAATGCGCATTTCATTGTATTTCATTTGCAGGGCTGACGCTTTCGTTTTTTGGTCGTCAAGTTCTTTTTTCAAGTCTGCCGCATACTTTTCTTTTTGTTTCATGGTTTCTAAAAGTCCATTGCTCATGTTTATTTCTCCTGTTTGTCTTTTAAGTTTTCTAATGCTTCAATAATTTCAATAATCAGCATAGTATCGCAAATTATTCCGGTGGCGCCTGCTATCAATTTATCAATTTGCTGATTTCGATAGCTGTTGCAAGGTTTTAATTTTGTTTCTATTGCCTCATAATGCGGGCAATTTTCGCAATCGGGCTCCTCTTCGGATTCAGATTCGGGGCAATCGGGATTATCGCAAATTGTATATTCCGGTGTTAAGCAATTGCCGATACCGAAAGGTACCGGCACGCTGTCGCCGCCTTCTAAAATTGCATATTTGCAAATTGGTTTCTGGCTCATGATTTCGGCTCCGTTTATTATAAACGACTTTGTAAATGCTTTTCCATTTCTTCTGCTGCTTCGGTATTTGAAAAAGTGTCCAAAACAGCTTGTGTTATCGGTTCGCCATCTAAATAAACGGTGGCGGTCAAAGCTCCTAAATTACAATGTACTATTTTACATCTTGCGTTTAACATTTGGTATCCCTCGCTATTGAAAAAATAATTTTAATCTGTCATTTCTGACAGAATCTTTTTAAGTCCGCGCAATCCTTTCGGTTCGCCGTCAATCGTAAATTCTTTTGTTAAATAAACATTCGCTCGTGATGATGAGCAATTGCAAATTAAATGACATTGTTTGCCTTCATATTCAAATTTTTTATTAATTGTATATTTGGCTTCTTGCCGTGCTCTTTCCTGTGCATTTCCGTTGAATTTCCAAAAATATGAATTTTTTGTACTTTCCCATGTTTCAATCATTTCCTCAATTTCTGCTTTTGTAATGTTTGCCATGATTTTGTTTCCTGTCGATTAATCGACAAAATAAATAATGCTTTCAAAGTATATAAAGATTATGAAGTTTAGAAAGATTATGAATCTTTAATATAAAATCTCTGTGTCCTGTTAGTGTTTTTATCCCATTTTGGCGTACTGTAATAATCCAAATCTTTTAATTGCGTTGAAAATGTATTCCTTGATAGCGGTTTATAATTATTGTTACGGCACCATGTCAAATAGTCTTTATAAAATGTGTCTGCCGGTGTCGATTCAATATCAATTTGCGTTTCTTCACATTCATTTATAAATTCAATGACAGGATTATTGTATATTTTATATTCGTTTGCCATTTGTATTACTTTTTCGCTAACAGTAAACCCGTTTTTTTGGATTCTAAAATATGCTTCAATGAATAATTTAAGCCAATATTCAAGCGCGGCAGGCGTTGTAAGTTTTTTAATAATGTAAGGGTCAATTTTAACTTTTCCCTCTTCCGTTATCGTTTCTTTTTTAAATGTTGCCAAAAAAGGAATGAAAATTAACCGTCTTAAAAACGCATAGCTTTTATCGCTACTTCGCGGCATTTCGTTTCCTGCAAAAATTAATTTTGCAGCGTTTTTAAAATCAATTCCTGATTTATGTTTTACGTTTGCCGTTGTCATGTCGCCCGTTACTAATTTTTTAAATGTATCTGTTTCTTCAATAAATTTTTCATTCACTTCTCCCGAAATATTGTATAGCTTGCCTATGATTTTTTCTAATAAAAATTCGCTTGATAGTTGTTTTAAACTTAAAAATGAGCCATTATTTTGCCCAAAAATCTCAATCAATACATTTAAAAACGTACTTTTTCCGTTTGCTCCGCCGCCGATTAAATAAAATACTTGTCCGGCTTCATTTCTTAAACTTAAAATAAATCCGCCGATTTCCAAAATTAAATTTTCAATATCGGGGTCATTTACTGAAATATCTTTTAAGAAATTATCAACATCGGCAGAATAAGCATTTTCATCATATTGTACATTAATTTTATACATTGAAACGATATCGGGGGACGGTGTTTTAAATTCGCCTGTTTTATTGGACCAAACGCGGCTGCCGATATTGATATATTCAAATAAATCATTTGTTTGATTATCTAATTGTTCAATTCCGTCATCGGTTGCGGCTATATATTTTAAAATTTCGGTCCGTTCGCGGCTTGGTGTATTTGCAATGCTGTCTACTAATATTGATTCTATTTTATTGATTGAATAGTATCCGTCATAATAGATATGTGGCGCGTTATTTATTTTAATTACGTTTTTCGTTTTAATAAACCATGTCGCTGCTTCTTGAAATTTAAATCCATATCCTTTTTCATAAAAATCTAATTTATCGGCTTTATCCATGTCGCTTATTGTCGCATTTCTAAAAGTTTCCGGTCTTAAAATTTCTTTCATTTCGTTATCGGGTAACGGCTCTTGGAATACTTTTTGATTTATGATTTTGCAGCAATCCATAACATAGTCGGGCGGCATCATTTTTTGCAATCCCATAGCGAACTCGGAGAGTACGGTATTTCTGCCGTCGCCGTTTTGCATATTTAAAAGTGAATCGCGGGGTTTGTAGTGCCAAAAAACATAGGGCAGCTCATCTAATTCTTCGCCTTTATACAGTTTATCGTTTATAATAAACGTGCGTGCCTTGTTTAGCATTTTAAGCGGTTCGTACGGTGGCGTTTTGGTATCTGTTGCTACTTTATACTCTACATTGAGCCCGATTGCGCAAACGTGTCCGGCTGGTATTGTTTTAGTCAGTCTTATTTTTGGATTGCTTGGATTTTTAAAATAAAAGTGTGCTCCTCTGCCTGTTTTTATGATTGTCGTTTTAAAATTCATTTTGAAACAAATTTCTTTTATGATTTCTGTTTCTTTTTCGGAATCGCAATCAAGGAACATGAGCCCTTCTTTAAGTTCGCCCGCTATTGATTGGTATTTTGTAAAATCGGTAACGGGCAATAGTTCTGTTTTGCGTGTCAATAATGGTTTTTTAATTCCGCTATTGGTAAGTTCTTTATCATCTAATCGGAATAGTCCGGCATACAGGCTGCCTATGATTTCATAAAATTCTGTTAATGTCATGCTCATAAAACCACTTTTCCTGTTATGGTTTTATGTTTGGTTTGTTTTATAAAAGTCCAAAAGTCTTTCTAAAATTGCGCCGTCTGATTCTGCTTTTTTGGTTATGTCGTCAAACTGGCGTAAATTTTGTAATTTTGTTTTTGTGGATTTTTCCACCAAAATACTGCTCCACTCTTTCCGGTATTCGCTTTTTGGTCTTCCCATTTTAATCTTCCTTTTCATATTCTTCTTTTATGTATCTTTGATTTTCTCTTATAATTTCCGGTATGCTGTCTATCGTTTGTATTATTTTTTTGCTGATATACGCTAGGGCAATTAGGTATATGCAAAACATTATTAAAATCATTTTCTTTTATTCCTTTCGGTTTTAATTTTGGTTTTTTTTCGGTTTTAATTTTGGTATGCTGACAATGCGAAAGTTATATTTTCATCGTTAATAGTAACGATGTAGTATGTTATTACTTTTTGTCCTTTGCAGCCTGTTTGTATGCATTGGTATGCGCCGTATAATTCCGGTGTGATGTTGTTTTCTGGTGGGAATCTTATAGCGCTGTCGCCTATGTTTAACGGTTGTCTGTTTGAAATATTGAAGACATCGCGGAAAAACTTGGTTATTTTTTTGCCGTTTCTGCCATCGTCATTTTCATTTATTAATCGTTCGGTTAGTTGTGCAATTTTTTCGATTTGCATTTTTTGCCTCCTTAAAAATACTATATTGAGTATGGCATTTATAGTATATATATTTAACTATTTCTTTTTTCCGTTTATAATAAACGGTTTTTGTTTGTTTTAATTTGTTTTGATTTTCGGTATTTTCTTTATTTTGGATTTTTGAATTTCGTTTTATTTTTTTTTTGATATTTTTTAAATATCGTAAGGAGTGTAAGGATTTTGTAAGGTAATTTTCGTTATTGGGAGAAGTTCCTTACAGACCTTACAAACATTACAGTATAAAATAGTATATTGTCTATATTACCTTATATGCTAACATAGAGTATATGTTGCTTTGCACAGAAACTAAATTGAAAAAATTCTGTAAGGTCTGTATGGAGTTCTCTTGGTATTGAAAATCACCTTACACTTTCTTACACTTTGATGTGTAAGGCGTTTTAAAAATCAAATCAAATCAAATCAAATCATAAAAAAAAGTTTGTTTTTAGGATACTAATAGTACCTATAGTCTTTAGAATGAAAATTATTGTCAATAATGCGTTTTGCAAATTTTTGAAAAAGGGGCTTAAATTTATGTGTTTTTATACTCATAAAATTCTGTAAGGTTTGTAAGGAATGTTTATCGCTGACGTTTTTTCCTTACAATATTCATAAATCGCTATGGGGCTGATAACTGTTATTTTTTGGCAATTTTTGATTTTTCAATTTTACTTTTTTTGCTTTTGTGATTCTTTGGCAATTTTAAAATCGTCCAAACGGTCCAAAAACAAGGCTAAAATGAACGAATATGATTTAATATAGTTTTGTATGACTTAATCGCCGAACACTTGCCAGCTGTCAGCAATGCAATTTCGTTATTTGGAAAGGTTGTTTAAAAACGATAGCGGAAAACGTAAAAGATAAGAGCCGAATAAAACAATAAATTTATATATCATATATGCGTATAGTAACGTGCTGTAAAGTTCCAAATCTTTCTTGCTTTAGATTCGGATACCCTCTCAAAAAAGTCATGATTGCCGCTGTTGTTTTTCAGATGATGACAGCGGTTCAAACTTATCAAAAACGATAACAGCAAACACCTTTTGTTTTCAAAACCTCCATTTTTATTTTTTTCAATATCTTTAAATAGTTCTGCCGCTTATTCTTTTTTGGTGATTTTAAAATGAATGAATTTCTTTTAAAACTGTTTAAACCGATTGCAAAAGCAGTCGCCGCAGACCGCCGCGAACATTGGGCAAAACGCCTTGACAGCGGCGGACGGATTACATCCCGCGAATTGAAAGACGCAACGAATAACCGCGTTATGTTGCGAACAGCCGATACCGAATATAAAATTATTTCATATCCGGCATTTTTAGAATATATCCGAGAAGATGATACGGCAGACTTTGTTTATCAGCCGGAAGGCGTTTTTGATTGCGACAATTTCGGCGCCGTTTTCGATGGTCGTATTAAAGAAATGGGCAATTTCAGTTGCGGGCGTATTCATGGCTATTTTACATGGGTAGAGGGCTATCACGAATGCAATTTAATTTATACGACAATGGGCTACATTTTATATGAGCCGCAGAACCGCAAAATTTACCGTTTTGATGAAGATATGACCCGCATTTCCGAAGTCGCTTTAATGTAAAAAAGAATAATCATCCAATAGATAGTTACGCTTCTAAACTATATAAAGTTTATGAAGTTTAGAAAATTGAATGATAATTGAAAATGACAATCTGAAAAATGCAAAAAAAATAATCCCGTTTATTATAAACGGGATTTTCTTATTTTAAACCGCTTCTTTGCCTGTGATTGTTAAGGGTTTATCCCATTTACCTATGTCGTAATGGCTCCAAAAGTTGGTATTGAAATAATCAATTCGTCCGTCGCAATCGCTGAAACGGTAAGATTCGGCAAACTCCTGAACATCTTTTAAAATTGCTCTGGCGGTCGGTGTCATGAAATCATAACGGTTGCCATAGTTCCAACCTTGAACGCGTCCCATCTCTTTCTCAACGATTTTTTGGACCGTTTCGGGTGTGTTGTCGCAGGCGTATCTTTCCGTTCTTATTGCGGTTTCAATCCAATTTTTAATGCCCTCATCCGTCCAAATTTGTTCCGGTGCTGTCATTAATTTAATGTTTAAATTCTGTCCGCCGCTGTAGTATTCCGTTGTTATGGAAAACTTCCAACCTTTATATTTTTTCACATATTCGCGGACGCTGATAGTGATTTCTTTTAAATTCATACTTGAATTATAACGGTCGCCTGCCCAGCCGTGTTCCGTGTAAAACTGTGAGCGGAAGCCCTCGGCGGTTTCGGGTTGCGGGTCATCATAAAACGGTTTTGTTTCATGTCTGCAATTCGGGTGCCATACAGGGCTTGCTGTTGTTTTTTGGCTGAATGAAAGAATTTTAAAAGCGCGGTCAAATTCGACATTAACCGCCTTCATTGTTTCTAAATCGCCGCCTCGGTCGGGGTGGTGTTGCATTGCTAATTTTCGGTATTCGGTTTTGAGCGTTTCAAGGGTTTTACAGCTGCTGAAAAATGTTTTCATTTTAAATCACTCCTGATTTTCAAATTCGGTTCTTAATCTTAAAATGTCGCTCGGACTGTTTCCTAAAAGGTGTTGCCCGATAGCGTCCATGTATGCTTTGGCTGTTACTTCTTCGGTTTTTCCGTTTTTAAAATCTTTAAAATATTTCATGTTGATTCTCTCCTTAAAGTCCAATGTTTAAAATTCCGTCTTTCATCGTTTCGGTTGTTGTCGCTTTGTATTGCTTGAAAATGGTTTTCAAGTGTTTTAAAATTTCGTTGTCGTTGCCTTCAATTTCAATTGTTTTTACCCAGTCATAAAAGGACTTCTCGCATTTGAAATCATTGGAAATTCTGTTTTCAATTTTAATGTTTCTGTTTTTGTTCATATTTGAAAACGATTGATTTAAATTGATTCTGATTGTCATGATTTTCTGGCTCCTGATTTTTAATTTAATTCTTAACAAATACAAGAAGGCGTTAATAGTATATAAACCTTATGAAGTTTATAAAGATTATGAAGTTTAGAAAGTTATATATACGATTGGTGCGTAACTATCTATTGGTTGTTGTTGTTATAATAAATCATAGTAAATCATTTTAAATCATGGCAACGGCTGACGAATATTTAAATACTTGTTTTCAAATATATTCTATCCGTTGATGTTTTATGGGTCGCCCGAAAAAAGAGATAGTACAAATTCAAAAAGTGGTAGAAGTAACGCCTACCGATGACGATTTAATTGCGATAGCGGAAGGCGGATTAACTGAAATCATTAGCGGGCGAATTATAACTTTAAAATCATGGATTGCTTATGATTCAACATTAAAAGCGGATGTAAAATATACGCAAAAATACATACCCCCCGACGCTTCTATGATTCGGTATGCGTTGAATAATCGTAATCAAGAACGCTGGCAGGACCGTGTAAAAGTTGAATTAGTAGATAGAACAGCCCTAGAAGAACTTTTGCAAGAAACAAAATCAATCATAGGCAGAGAAGTTGCAATAATTGAGCTTACAGACGGTTTTGAAAATGAGTATGAGGCGACCGAATGAAAAAAACGATTGACGGCGAAGAAATAAATGCGAAATCAAATCCGAATCAATTGGAATTAATACGCCGTGTTATTTTTAATCTTTTAAAGTCTATCATTATTGTTTATGGCGCAAAAGGTAGCGGCAAGACTATCGGAACATTAAAAGCGTTTGTAACATATATTTTAAAAAAACCGCCTACTGCTACTTATTTGATGTGTGCCAATACGCTCGGTTCTTTGGAACGCAATTGCCTCATACCGCTTTTATTACTTTACGGTTCCCAAAATATTTCATGGAGTACTTCCGGCAGCGGTAAATGCGCTAATATTTTTGGAAGAACGGTATGGATTGAGGGCGCTGATAATGCGCGTTCATGGACAAAGATTCAGGGGCTAACGGTTTCCGGTGTTTATGTTGATGAATTAACAAACATTGATGAAACCTTTTTTATGATTGCGTTAGGTTCAGCCCGTGCCGATGACGAAAATAAAATATTCTGTACAACTAATCCCGATTATCCGACGCATTGGGTTAAAACAAAATTCATAGATAAGCGACATAATCCCGATATGGAAATTGATGTTTTCTTTTTCCCATTAGAGGGCAACGCTTTTTTGCCCGAAACCGTTAAAAATAGATTGAGGAATCAGTATCAAGGGGTTTATCATGACCGTTTTATTTTAGGGAAATGGGTAGCGGCAGAGGGTGCAGTATATCCGACATTCATAAAAAATAAAAAGAAAATTGTAATTAAGGCTTCTGATATTGATTATTCCAAATATAAATTTTCGACAATCGGCGTAGATATTGGCGGGACCGTTTCCGGCACAGCGTTTATACATACCGTTTTTTCGCATGACATGAAAAAAATAGGTTTTGTCGGCAATACTTTTTGGAATAAAGAAACCGAAATGCTGGCAGGTCGGTCGGGTGATACGGATTCCGAAGATTTAAAAGAGCGTTTTATAGCGTTTTTGCATAATGAAAATAAAAAACATCCTGCTGCTGAATGTCGTTTTGAATCGGCTGAAACGTATTTAAAAAATACCTGTCAATCGGCTGTTTTTGAATACGGTTTAAGTTTACCTGTTAAAAATGCTATCAAGGGCTCCATTTTAGAACGTATTAGATTTTTAAATGGTTTGTTTGCTACTGATAATGTTTTTATAAGCTCGGAATGTACCGATTTAATTGCAGCGTTAGAAAGTGCTGTATGGAATCCAAAAGAGAGAACCAAAGATGAGCGTTTAGATGACGGTAAAACGTGTAGGGTGGACTTATTAGACGCGGCGGAATATTCTTATGAACCGTTTATGAAAATCATTTCCAATGCTAACGGTTTTGATTTTATGAAGAATAAAACTGATTTATACAATAACGAAACATTAAAAAAAGATAGAGCTATGAAATAACCGTTTATAATAAACGAAAAAGGCGATACAATGATAACCACAAGCGGAATGAACATAAACGATTTAATTAAAAAAGAATATGCAATACAACCTATTCGGTCAGCCGATTATGATAATTTGGTTATTCTTTGGCGCGATTGGTATAAAGGCAAACATTCAACGTTTCATGATGTAAACGTTAGCAGCGGCGTTATTAATTATTCGGACCGTATCAAACAAATGAATATGGGCAAAAAGATAGCGGAAGCCCGCGCCGATTTAATTATGAATGAAAAAGTAAGAATCAATATCGATGAACGTTTGCAAGAAGAATTTGAGGCGACCCTTAACGAAAATAATTTTTGGGTAATGGGCAATAGAAGTGTGGAAACGGCAGCGGCTCTCGGTTCTGCCGCATGGGTAATTTATGAGAAAAATAAAAAGGTATCAATCGACTATATAGACCCCGAAATGATTTATCCACTATCGGTTTATAATGGTAAAATTACCGAATGTGCTTTCGCTAGCGTTTTTTATGAAAAGGGCAAATCCTATGTTTATTTATGTGCTCATTTTTTGGAAGGCGACGGCTACCGCATTGAAAATAAATATTATGAAGTTTTAAATAACAGTATCGGCAAACAGGTCCCTGCTGAAAATTTCAAAGTGGCGCCTGTTGTTAATGTTTCTCAAAAAAGATTCTTCATAGTGTCGCCGAATATCGCAAATAATCTTATTGACGGTTCGCCGCTCGGTATTTCTCGTTATGCAAATTCCATTGATACCTTGGAAGTTTTGGATATTATTTTTGATTCGCTTGATAAGGAATTTATTTTAGGGCGCAAAAGGATTATGGTAGGTTCGGAAACGTTAGCGTATGACGGCAAAAATCCTATCCCGACTTTTAATTTAAGAGAAAAAATATTTAATGTGTTTTCGCTATCGGGCAATGAAAATAAATCATTAATTCAAGAAATTGATATGAAATTGAGAACAGGCGACCACGTTGGAGCAATTGAACTTTGTTTAAATATGCTGTCGTCCGCTTGCGGTTTAGGCGTGGATTATTTTTCATGGACTAAAAACGGCGGCGTGCGAACTACAACGGAGGTAATCTCTGCCAATAGCGATTTATACCGGTCCGTTCAAAAAGATGAAAATCTTTTGGAAATCGAATTGAAGGGACTTATTAACGCGATTTATGAAATTAAAGGTTGGTCGATTGATACCGAAATTAAAATTATTTGGGATGATTCGATTATTCAAGATGAAAACGCACGCAGAACCGATTTATTAAGAGAAGTTCAAAACGGAATCCGTAGCCCGATATCGTATTTAATGGAAGTGTATAATATGACAGCAGAGGACGCTGCTTTAATATTGCCTACTTCGGATGTTAATGCTTTTTTGGAAACTGTAAAAAAGGCAATGAGTGAAAAACCTTTACCCGATGATGAAACCGAAATTGAAAAAGAAGATGAAATTAAAACCGATGATTCTCTTATTATCGAATAATTTAATTTTACAGGTTAAATTATGTCCCCTGGTTTAGAATTTTACGATTTGACCGTTCAGGCAGAAATTTATGATGTCATTGCCGATATTGAAAATGGTATGCTTATGAATATTGGAAAAGTATTTAGAAGCAATAAAAACGATATCGGCAGCGTTCAATGGGAAATAGAAAAATTATCAATGGCGGGCAGACTTACGCGGTCAAATTTAAATGTGATAGCGGCAAACGCTGACAGGTCCTATAAAGCTATTGAAAAAGAATTTATCGCTATGGGGCATACTGTTATAAAAAATAATACAGCTTTATTAAAAAATACCGTATCAGTCGGTAATATGCAAGCTGTGGATAATATCGCAAAAGCGTATGCGAAAAACGCGTACAGCGGCGTTAATTTATCCAATACGGCGGCATTACAGGCTGCCAATCGCGAATTTATAAACGTTGTAAATAAAACTGTCGTTTCGGTATCTCGCGACATTGTAACACCGCAAGAAGCTTTAAAACAGGCATTAAGCGACTTAGGCGGTAGCGGTTTAAAAATTGATTATGTAAGTGAAAGTGGGCGACGCACTAGCACTACTTTGGATGTTGCCGTTAGGCGTGATATAAGAACGACATCGGCACAGGTTAGTCGTGAAATTCAACTTTCCAAAAATGAAGAATGGGGGGTTGATTTAATTGAAATTTCCAGTCATTACGGAGCCCGTCCGAAATGTGAAGAATGCCAAGGGAAAATATATTCGCTATCGGGACAATCTACAAAATACCCAGCGTTTTCAGAATCGACATAGGGCGAACCCGATGGGCTTTTCGGTATCAATTGCAGGCATACATTTTATCCGTTTGTGGACGGCGTTAGCTCGCAACGTAATTTTCCGGTAGATGAAGAAGAAAACAAACGTATTTATGCTGAAAGTCAAATGCAGCGCTCGCTTGAGCGTGATATTCGTTCTGCAAAGCGTGAAGAATTAACTTTGAAGGCTGCCGGCATTGATTCATCGGCGGCTCATCAACGCGTAAAAGAAACACAGGCGGATATGCGCAAATTTGTAAATGAAACAGGGCGAACCCGTGAACGGACCCGCGAATTAATTTAATTCTTTTTTTTTGGTTGTCGTTTATAATAAACGGCATACCGATTTTATACAATTTTATACTAAATCGTATAATATCATTTAATTTTATTTTAAATCATAATAAATCATTTTAAATCATGTCGCCCGTTTACGATATTTTTATATAGTCAGAAAATTATTAGTTTATAAGCGTAACGTAAACGCATAAATTACGGCATAGCGGAATATGACCCGCTTTAAAAATCATAGACAATCAAACATAAGGATTTAAAACAATGGCAGAACCTCAACCACCACAACCCCCAGAACCGCCTAAACCACCTCAACCGCCCGAACCTCCGGCACCGCCTAAACCACCTCAACCGCCCGAACCTCCGGCACCGCCAGAGCCACCTCAACCGCCCGAACCCGAAAAAAAATCATATTCGCAAGCTGAGCTTGACGCAATGGTTGAAAGGGGAAAAGCGCAAGAACGCAAAAAGTTTGAAAAAAACCAATTGCCAGAGGACCAATTAAAGAAATTCCAAGAGTGGCAAAAGACACAAAAGACACCCGAAGAATTGAAAGCGGAAGAACTCATGCAGAAAACGCAAGCCGAAAATGATTTGAAAAAGAAATCGTTGGACCTTGACCGTAAAATTGCATTAATTGATTTGGGCATTACGGACAAAGACAACCGTATATTAATTTCTGTTTTGGCAGAAAGAGAAATGAAAGCAGGCGATGACGAAGAAGCCTTTAATAAATATGCGGCTGCTGCGTGGGAAAAGTTCAAAGACAAACTCGGCGATGACAAACTGGCAAGCGGACAAGGACAAGGGAGAAAAGTTCCGCCCGCTGCCGATACCAGAACCGATACACATAATAAACTTTATCCGAAAAAATAATTTAATTTAAAAATCAGTAGGTGAAGCATAAATGGTATTAACATTAGCACAAGTAAAACCGTTATCACAGGACAAATTAACAAATGATGTTATTGATGAGTTCCGCAAATCGCCGCTCCTTGACATGATGACGTTTGACAACAACGCAAAAGCCCAAGGCGGTCGCTCGTTTACATATTCGTACAATCGAATGAAAACGCTGCCCCTCGCCGCTCAAAGAGAATTGAATGCGGAATATTCCAGACAAGAAGCCGACACCGAAGCCGTTACAGTCGATTTAAAGATTTTTGGCGGTAAATTCGCTATCGACAGAGCTTTGCAGGCAAATGAATGGCAGGTTGTTGATTTATTCAATTTCCAAATGCTCCAAAAAACACAGGCGGCAAGGGCTTTGTTTAATCAGTATTGTATCATCGGCGACAAATCAGTTACAGGCGGCGGTTTCGACGGTTTGGACAAAATCGTCAGCGGCACAAGTACGGATTATGTACCGTCTGCAACAATTGATATTTCGACGGCTTCTGCTATCGATACGAATGCAACACAATTAAGTTTTGCTGTTCGGCAGGCAATCTCCAAAATGGATTCCACACCCGATTTTATGATTGTAAACAGAGAGCTTTATGCCTGTTTGCAGTCTGTCGCTGACAAATTGACCGGCTTTAATGTTACCAAAACGGCAACAGCTGACGGCATCGGTCAAGAAATTTTGACATGGGGCGGAATGCGTATTTTGGAAATGGGCGACAAAATGGGTACAAGCGACCCGATTATCCCGATTGACAACGGAACAGGCGAAACATCTGCTTATTTCGTTCGCATGGGACTTGACGGTTTCCACGGAATCACACCCGAGGGTAACACGCTCATTAAAACGTACTTCCCCGACATGACTGCCCCCGGCGCTGTAAAAGAAGGTGAAGTTGAATTTGTCGGTGCTGTTGCAGTAAAAGCGACAAGAGCAGCCGGAAAAATCAGTGGTATCAAGGTAATTTAATTACCTTGCTATCTTTTTTTGGTGATACCATGACAGAACAATATTTTGAAATCACAGCGACAAGAGGCAAAGAACGTCCGCGTACACTTTTGGGTACAGCTGCCGATATTCTCCGTTTTGAAAACAACGGTTACGCGGTAACGAAAAAAGAAACGGACGCAATCCCCCCGATTCAAAAAGTCGGTGCTGTCGGTGTTACGATTTCGATATCGGACGAACAGATTAAAGAACTTGCGGAAAGACTTTGTAAAGAAGTTAAATTGCAATTGTCCGAAGAACCCGAAGCGGAAACCGCTGAAACGCCGGAACCTCCAAAGAAAAATAAATAATTTGGTGTTAAAATGGTTCGCTCAATACCGGTAAATCTTTTAATTCATTCAGTCGTTTATTATAAACGGATTGGTAAAACCGAATATGAAGAAATTCTTTATGATTCGGGAATTGAATTAAAAAAGGTAAGAGTAGAACCGAAACACCGAATTATAAAAAACACAGACGGCGACGATTTACAAAGTCAATCAATATTGTTTTATGATTCCGTTAAATCTGTACCGCGTGATATTGATTTTAATATGAATGATAAAATAACTTTTAACAATAAAGATTATATTATTCTTGCCGTTAATGATTTTTACGATAATAAAAAATTACATCATAAAGAAATCGCGTTAGGGTGAAGTTATGCAAATGGTCGGTTTTGATTTAATTGAAAAAAAAATCACAAAGGCGACCGAATACGCAATTGCTATGCTGACATCCGATATAATGAAAGATTCAAATGTTTTTATTCCTTTAATCCAAGGACATTTAAGAGATTCAGCGATAACACACACAGCAGGCGTATCAGGGCTAATAATCTGGGGCGCTGAATACGCCGCCCGCTTATATTATGGTGTCGATTTTAATTTTACATTAACGGAAAATCCGTTAGCCTCGCCGCTGTGGTTTGAAGTCGCTAAAAATTATTTCGGCGATACTTGGAACGAAAAATTTAATGGATATTTTAATGAATATTTAAGAAATAATTAAATCGTTATGAGGAGAATTTAACAGAATGGATAATTTAATAGGTTATGTTTTTGGAAACAATTTATCAAGTCCGCTTACAGTAGCGGCAGCTTGGTTATTTGGTTTCATTGGAACATTCATCGGCTTTTGTTTCGGTAATTGGTGGGGGCTCATCATCATTCTTTTATTTTTGATGTTTGCCGATACCATTATTGGAATTGCAGCAGCTCGGAAATTGGGCGAACCCGTAACAAGCGAAACATTTTGGGAAAAATTCTTTTGGCATAAAGTCATCGGATACGGTTTTGCTATTGGAATTGCGGTTTGTTTTGATAAATTTATTTTGGTTTATCTGACAAACGGTATTGATTTGATTTCGTTTGTTAATTGGATTCCGTTTGCGGACGAAATTGTCGCGTTCCTCATTACTGTTATTATGGTTTCTTGGTTAATTTTTAAAGAAACATGGTCCGTTATTGAGAATTTATCAATTATTGATTCCAAAATAATTCCGTCGCCTATCAAAAAGGCAGTATTAAAAATGATGGGTATATTTAACCCCGAAGATTAAAAACATTAACAGGCGATTTTAAATGGGTTGGAAAGAAGATTTAGACATAGAAATGCGGAAAACTTGCAACAGGATTTTAAATAATGGAATCGCTGTCGGAGAACGGTATGATAAAGATACAGCTGTTTCTATGATTTCGCAAATCACATCTACCAAACCCGATTTACAGGGTCATTCTGGCGTTGGTGCTCTTCTATTTGTTTTTTTGGCAAATGTAAATACAATTAAGGACGCAAGCGAATTAACGGTATTGCATGACGATTTTGTTATAAATCGAAATGTCCAAAAAATAAAAGGAATAGCGGAAAACGGAATTAGTTGGCAAATTTTTAATTTTCAATCGCGGGAACCGACTGTTTATATGGGGTTATCCGATGACGGAAAAAAGAGAATTTATAGAATGACTATGACAGCCAATTATGCTTATAGTAAAAGTCCTAAATTAATTTAATAATTAAAAAATCAGTAGGTGAAGAACTCATGCCTCAAAACATAAACAGTTATGCGGAACAGGATAAAGATTTTATTCTGAATTGGAAAGCAGGTTTTGAATTTGATTTAAACAAAACAGGCAGCTTGCGAGATTATACAAAACTCGGCGGAATTAATACGGTTACGCCAAATCATGAAGCGATTATTCAAAGCACCACTTTTTACAATGCGGGCGGAACTCCTCATGATGAAGTTACCGGTAACCGATACCAATTTACTATTGCCGGATGGCGTGATAAATTGGATGAAGGACAGCAAGAATTATTCACAGCCGCCCGCCTCAAAGCGACAGGGAACGCCTGTATTATGTACGTCAAGGTAACAACCGAAACGGTCATTTATGAAGGCTTGGCGACTGTTTACGGCTCCTTTGACAGGCTCGGCGACGCTCCCAATATTTCGCCGTTTGAATTGACGGTTGTTTATTCGGGACTTCCGGAAATTATCGATACTCCGGCTTCGGAATTTGCTCCGGCACCTTAATTTATCATTTGATTTTGACGGTTTGATATCTCAAACCGTCATATCTTAAATGAGGCGTTGCAAGAACCGACCTGTTTTAAACGATTATATTAAAATCGAACTTTACTATACCCTAATTCTAAATTGTCCCAAAACTTGAAATTTAAATTAATGGAAACAATTAAATAAAAATGGAAGTTAAATAAATGACAGATGACGAAAAAACAATTTCATTTTCTGCAAACGGTTTAAAATCCGCTAGCGGAAAAGGCTTATTATATACCGAAACGCTCCGTTTTGAGATTTTAGGTATGGGTAGCCATATTTTACAAGTGGACCAATACTCTAACAGTTTAAAATTATTAAAAACTGTGGAATTGTTGGAAAAAGAATATGAGCAGACGCTTTTATTAATTAATGAATACCAAAAAGGAAATGACAGCGGCGAATTATTTGCAGCGGTTACCGAACTTGAAAAGAACGGCATTCTTTTAGCAAACGGTATTTTTGGCGAATCGACAGCAAACGAATTATGGAATTATTATCAGCAAGATATTTTAAGGTTTTTCGTTGTTACCGTATCGTTTTATCATGAGTATTTTATGCCTGCTGTTGCTCGTTGCGTTGAACGTTGGAAAACAAAAGCTTCCGACATTTACGGAATTGAAAACGATATTAAAGAATCGTATGAAGAAAGCTTATCGGCGTTGGATATATCAGATGATGAGAATACACCGCTTTAATAAAGTCCAGGAATAACGAAAATGAGCGATATTTTAAAGCACGGAATTAAAGAAGAAATTTTATTTTACGGTCGCCCCTATACGCTTTATTTTTCTTTTAATCGGGTTTTAAATTCAATTTTCGTTATGAGTAACCCTGTTTTTTTGGAAGAAGATAAGATTAAAATTTCTTTTAATAATTTGTTTAATTACAAAAGCGACAGCGAGAACCGTAAAAAAATAGACGAATTATCTTTTGATTTAAAAAAAATGTTTATCGCTTATGTTTTTGATATGTATGTTAAAGAACAAGATGAAAAAACATATATTGTAAGTCCGGCTAATCCTATTTTTGATATTGAGCAGGACATTAAACTGGTATATGTTTCATTCGTTGAGGCTTACAATATCGATTTATCCAAAGAAAACGATAAACTTTCATGGCGAAAATTCCAAACGTTATTAAAAGAGTTACCGCCTGAATGTGCTTTGAATAGAATTATTAAACAATATCGTCAAGCTAAGCCGCCGCGGGTGGAAGATTTTAAAAATTATGACGATTACGCCAATGCCCGCAATAATATAAAACGTTACGCAATTAAATCGCCAGCTTACGATAAAGAGAAAATTAAATATATTCAAAGTGTAGTTCAGAAACGCCGTTTATAATAAACGGGAGGTGTTTTTATGAGTGATTCCGACGGAAAAGTAACAATTGAAGTTATAGCCGATAATAAAAAAGCGCTGAAAACAATTCAAGAAACCAAAGAAACATATAAGAAAGGCGGCGCCGATATCGAAAAAGATTTTTCTGCAAATCTAAAAGATGTAGAAAAATCTTTTGAATCGTTAGGCGAAGAAGCTAATGATTCAATGGATAAAATTAATAGCGGCGGCAATGAATCGAGCGACAAACTTAATAAAGTGATGACAGGCGCAACGGTTGCAATCGGCGCCGCATTTGCAGCTATGGCAGCTGTTGCGGTTGCTGCTTTGGTTCAAATTTCCAAAGAAAGTTTAAAACTTTTTGTGTCTTATGATGACGCTTTGAGAGAAATGCAAACCGAAATTGATATGAGTACAGCGGAGGGCGTTGCTGATTTTGAACAATTGAAAGACGCAATTAGAGAAGTCGGCGTAACTACAAAATTCACAGCTTCCGAAGCGGCAGACGCAATGAATATTTTGGTAAGCGCGGGGTATAGTGCTGCTGATAGCGTTTATATGTTAAATGAAGCGGCTAAAATGGCAACCATTACTAAAATGAGTTTAGCCGATACCGTTAATTTATTGGATAATTCGATTACCGTTTTGGGTTTAGACGCTTCACAAACAGGCGGATTCATTGATAAATTAGCTAAAGCTTCTTTGGACGGTAAAGCGTCAATGAGCGAACTTAGCGAATCTTTGGAAGGCGTTGGAACATTAATGAGCTCCGCAAACCAAGATATAGATAAAATGACTGCCGCTTTCGCTTTGTTATCAAATGAAAACATAAAAGGCGCTGAAGCAGCAGGCACCATGAAAAATCTTATTATTGGATTACAAAAACCGACAACCGAAGCGGCAGACAGTTTGAAAAAATTGGGCGTATCCGTTTATAACACAGACGGAACAATGCGCGACGTTTTGGATATTATAACAGATTTAAATACGGCTACGGCAGACTTGGACGCGAAAAGTAAAGATGATATCTTCAATAATTTATTTTCAAAAAGGGACGTAGTTGCCGTTCAAGGTTTAATGCGTCAGATTGATAAAGATAGCGGGCAACTTTATACAAATCTCGTTGAAAATTCGGAAGGAGCCGCCGCTGCAATGGCTGAAACGTTAGAGGGCGGCGTTGGTGGATTAATTCGGTCATTTAAAGGTATGGCGGAAGAAATGAAATTAACAATAGGTGAGCCGCTAGCGGATATTATGAATGATATTTTACCAATTGTAAAAGAAGCGTTTAGCGAAATAATGACAGCCGTTAAAGGTTTCTTTGAAGCGTTTACACCCGAACAAATGGAAGCGCTTAAAAACGCTATCGGTTATATTGTTGAATATGCGAAAATCGCTATATTGCATTTGATTAATATTGCAACCGTAATAATTCCGTTGTTGGCTGACGGTTTTGTTTTAATTATGCGTTTAATTTCTCCAATTTTAGATATCGGGTTAAAGATTTTTAAATTATTGTCTGTCGGTATCGTTGAAGCGTATAAATTAGTGGCTTCTGCTGTTCGTTTATGGTGGAAACAAGTAAATGATTTATATACAGTAGTCAAACCCGCTTTAACTTTTGTTTATGATATGTTAAATGTTATTTTGGATGAAATGACAAAAATTTACGATGTCGGCAAAAGTGTTTTAAGCGCTTTGGGATATGAATTTAAAGAAACTGAAACTTCAATATCAGGCGTAACCGAAGAAATACAAAATGTTAAAAATGAATTAACAGCCCTTGACGGAACAACTGCGAACGTTACGGTTAATACCAATTATTCAAGTTCCGGCGGTGGTGGGGGCGGCGGCGGATTTTCTGGCGGTGGTGGGGGCGGTGGCTCCGGAAGTGGTAGCGGCGAAGTTATT